TGGCAGGACATACCAACCATGCGCCTCGGCGGTGATGGTCGCCTGGTTGTAACTGGCGTTTTGATAAAACGCTGCCGTGATCGCCGTGAAATTGGCTTGCGCTTGCGCGGTGCTAAACGTGCCGGATGTGTTCGGGTAACGCATAAGTAGAATCAGGACGCGAATGTCCTCGGCTTGCGCCGACGCGATTGCGAGAAACAGAATAGCGAGCAGTCGTTTCATTCCTTCTCGATCTCGATGCCGCTAAGTTTCCCGGCCTGATCCCGCTTCACTTTGACGCTGCTCGTTTTTGGAATCTGTATGTCGTTCTTCACGGTAACAGCAGCAGGCGCGACATGGACGACCACATCAGGCGTCTTTGTCTCCGGCATTTTCACATTCACGACCGGCGCCTTCTGTTCTGGAATCGCCAAGCTCGTAATCGTGATGTTTGGCGGCGGGATCTCGATTGGCGGGACGTTGACTGAAACGTTCGCCGGTGCCGAAGCGGGTTGCCGCGTTGCCTGAATCAAAGCGAGCACTTCTGAGACTTCCATATCTTTTTTCCCTGTTGCCGCGGGTTTCTTGCCGTTGCCATTGGACGATTGATCCTGCGGTGAATCGTCCGGGTTCGTCTTGCCAACCGCGGGCGCCGGACTCATCCCGAGTTCTTCCATCAGCATTTCTTCTTCAGCCAACTCGAAAAGCACCTGCTCAAAATCTGCGTCAACGTTTGAATCCTCTATGATGCGGGTGCGACTTGTGAACTTATTGGCGACTTCGAGCGCAGATGATTGCACTTCCTTGAGTGGATCCACCCACGCCCAGCGACGACCGCGGAAGATTGGTTTATTGAACTTGTCGAACTTGGCCAGCGGCAGCGGAATCGCTCCGGTCAAGAGCGCCATGTAAAGCCAAGCCTCGAATATCGGGCGCTCGGCGATATCGATGTCGAAGCGTTGGATCAGTTTCCACAGTTCGCGTTCGTCGAGCATCCCAAGGCGACCACTTGAATAGTTTACGCCTTCGAGGTCATTGGCGATGATGTTGTAATTCGCGCCGGGCAAGCCCGCGCACCATGCGCGAAGCAGACCTTTACGGAACAGATCGAAGTTCCCGTTCGGATGAGACGGATTCCATTCCTTGAAGTCGATGCCCCACTTTAGGCCCGTGAACGAACCGGGTTCGGCGTCCATCGTCGCCTCTTGCGTCGGGTCGGGTCGGTCGCCCATCGCTTCGCCGCCTTCGGGAACCGTGTTCGAAGTGAAGAATCCGAGTTTGCAGGCTGACACGCGCGCGGCGACAACTTCAGCTTCCTCGTATTTGTCCAGGTGTCGTGATTTTTGGATCACGGGTGCGGACCACGGCGCCGGCCGCGTTGAATCACCATCCTCATAACGCGCATAGTGAATAATGTCCTCGGCTAATACCCGCTGATAAGTCTTGGGCGCAGAAGTCATTGCCGCACCTGGAACCGAGAACTGCCAATCCTGGGGTTGCCGCTTAATGAAGTAATACGCGATCCGCTTGCCCATGTCGTCGCGCTCGATGCCCATGCGGATTTGGTTACCGTTGTCGGCTTTCGTGTTCAGCTGATAATCGCACCATTCAGCGTTAATCAGTTGCAGGCTGTAGCCGAATTTGTTGATGCTAGGCGACCGCACGTGCCGGATAAAGAAATCGCCATCGCGCGCAGCAGACAACAATCGAATCTGGCAAACCTGGTTGTAATTGAAACAACCGGAGACCGTGCAATATTCGCGCCGCTTCCAATCCCGCCAACCTTCCTCGATTACCTTGTTGGCGTAAAGATCCATGTCGCCGATCTCGATTGTCGCCTGCCGTTCTGGCAATGTTCGCTGACCGAACTTGCGTTCTAGGTATTTGGCGACCCGTTCGCGGCGGCGATAATGACCATCAAGGAAGTTCTTCTCATCCGGCGAATACAAAACCCGATCCTCGGTTTCCTTGACCTCCATTCGACAGGTGATTCCCTCCGCGCCGAATGTGTTCGCCCAAAGCTCCTCTTTGTATTTCTTGAAATAAACATCAGTGCGAAACAGGTCGCGCGACCTCGAGCGCAGCGCGAAAATGTTCTGCCAAACATCCGAATCCTCGGAAATACCAGAAAGCGCCCAATCGGAATTGATGCCGCCAACGCCCACGACTTCTTTGTAGGCGCGTTTCATCTGGGTCATAGAAACGGATTGAACCGTCATTGCTTTCTCGACCTGCGGCGGATCGTTCTGCGCGGCCAGCTTCGCCAGAGTCTTTTTGCCGGGACCGCGGCGGCGCGGCGGCGGCTTTGGCTTGAATATCGCCAGCGGGTTCATGGCCATTTGAACCTTGTCCCGATAATGCCGGTGTGATTGATCCCGCGCAGGACTTCCGCGGCTTGCTGTTCGCGGATAACCTCGGCCTGTAGCCGCGTTCGCATGGCGATCAGCGTGGTCACATCGTAACGGGTATATGACACGTTATTGACCGAAACCGATTGAAAGCCGCCCGTGGTCAACTGCGTAATCGCCGTGTTGATATTGTCGAGCATCGTCTGGGCGGTGCTGGCGGTCTGGGTTTGCGACAAATCAGGAATCACGTTCATCACGCCTGTGCGCGCCGTTGCGCGCTGCGCGGTCGCGGCGCGTTCGGTCGCGTAAATGGCAAATGTATAACGGCCCGGAGTCCAGTTTGCCGTGTCCGCCTTGTTCAGCGTGAAAACGAAGTTGGTGTTAGTTCCTGTGCCGTTCGTGGCATTGGTCGTGTATGGCGCTGAGCCCGGAATCTGCAGCAAATACTGCGCGGTCCAGTCCGTGTATGGAAAATCCGACAGGGTTTCGGTAAAAACGTAAGTGTCACCCTGTTCAACGAGTTCGGGCGCACCTGTAGTCTGCGCGACAGCCATTCAGACTGCGGCTTTTGTCAAACGCTGATCAAATCTGAGCAAATTTGGGTTGTCGATCAGGAAATGGGAACCGACTGCGACCATTCTTGTCTCGGCGGCGAGAGGGTCTGTCCATTCCAATTGTTTTATCGGCTCGTAGCCGTAACCCCAAACGTCATTCAGGGCTTGAAGCAGGCTTTCCGGGCGCGGGCGGGTCGCTTTCTGGTTAAGTGACGTCGAAGGGTTATCGTAGCCGTAATCGACTTCGTTGTCCTGACCGGCCAGGTAATCCAGCACGATCATTTCGCCCATGCCAGCCAGTTCGTGCAGAATCGGGAAGGTCGGCGGCCGATCAGCAATGTGGTAATAAACGCCGTAGAGGAAAATCAAGTCCACGAACGGAACTTGACCAGCCGGGTCAAGAACGCATCCGTCAAGGTCTGCCGGAGGCATCACAGTGACCCGACGATTGCCCGTAAAGCGTTCCTCGATCACATCCCGGTTACAGCCGCGGCCGTCTTGCACCCAGACGTGTAGAACGTCCTGCGAAAGTAGCCATTCGGTCTGGTCGCCGATGCCGGCACCGGGCTCGAACACGGTTTTGCCTTTGAGCGGAATGCCCATTGACAGAAAATGCTCCCAGCGGACCTGGTTGAGCTTGGCGTAACGCTCGGTGCGGAAGTTTTCTTGCTGATCTGGGGTCATTTGACAAAACCCAACGGCTCGTTTAGTGGTTGCAACATGAAACCATTCCCAAGCATACTCCAAAGCGAAGAAAACAAGCGGCGCATGGCGTTAAACCTTGCTAAACCCGCTCATCCATCGGCTCCGGCTCATCCGTGGCCGCGGTTGGGGCATATCCATATCGGGGTTGACGCTGCGCGCCGGTTGCTCAGTCTCGGACTGAAACTCGCGCGATAATTTCTCATAGTTTGGCCGGAAAATCTGCTCTGCGGCGTTGGCATAGACCTCCGCGTCGAGCGGTTCGTTCCGGTCGTCGCTTGATTTCTTGAAGAAAAACCGATAAAAATTGCCGTCGCGCCCGCGTTGCATGACTGATTCTTCTATTGTCAGGCCGCGGAAATATCCCTCAGTGAAGCTAGAAGTCTCTGGGAAGTGGCAAAAGCCCTGTGCATCCGGGTCCGACAGTTCCAACTGCTGGTAAATAACGTCCTTGGCTTCGTGTGTGCCAATTTCCCAGACTAACGCCGGCGGGACACCGCGTTTCATCGGCTTCTTTGGCACAATCGGCTTTGAAATCGTGGTCGCACCCTCGCAAGCATAGATCCGAAGCCGTTGCATCTTGCGTGTAAACGAAAAAACCTCATCGGGACGAAACCGCGAATCAAAAAGAATGATTGATGGATGGATATACTTCCCGCACGGGTGTTTCCAGGCAACGTTCTGAAACACATTCGCGCATTTCTCCCAAAACTCGTCCTGTAGTGGACTCCCGCGGATAATCCGGTAATCAATCGCCCAGGATTGCTTTAGACCATTCTTGAACCCCCAACCCTTAAACTTTACCTCGGCTCGGTTTGATTGTAGATCGCATCCGCCAGTAATGAATACGACTTCGGCGGGCAAAACTTCGCGCGGATCATATTTCTCGCGGCGTTTGTAGAGGACGCTGTGCTCGATCTTTTGCAGGTGTTCGGGTTCGTAGCTTTCGGCGTCGCGTGTATTGACCAGGACTCGCCGAGCCCGCTCAGGGTTGTCGGCCTGATCAACGGCGATCTCCTCGAGGGCCAACATTTGTAAAAAGCCGCCGGGATATTTCTGTCCGTCAACAGGATGCGGCCACAAAAGCGAATTAGCGTGAAATCCGGCGACACCCCTAAAATCTGCGGTTGCGACCCATTTACCGCTGCGGGCCATTGTCGATCTTGCCTGATCGTCGTGGAGTGCATGGCAATGTGGACATTGGATTCGAGCTAATTCTGTCGCCTCTTTGTCGTAGCGCAACTCTTTTCTGTGCATCACCCACGGGTCACCGCACTTAGCACAAGTGACTTCCCAGACGCGCTTGTCCGACAAATCATACTTGCTATCTATGTTGGATTGGCCTTTAAGTGATGGGTATGAGCAATAGACCTGGACCGTGTCGGGATACTCAGAGCCTCGAACGGCAAACTGACGGAGTTGATCACCTTCGTCGGATTCTGCAATCGCTATGGCGTCGATCTCATCAGCGTATAGAAAGTTTCCCTTCGCACGCCGGAAATCCCCTGGCACATTGGCTCCGAACATCGAAATGTATCCACCCGGAAAAATCTTTGAGAGAATCGTATTATTCGCCAGCCGGCGCCCCCGACCGTCCTGCAAAAGATTCTGCAAAGCCGGAGTAGGATCGACCAGTTCGCCCATCAGATGTTTCTTCGACCATTCCTCACTGTCGCCAATCTTCGGCCACATCACGAGGATCTTGCGCGGCGCCTCGGCGATACAGTAACCAATGGCGCCGAGGACAGTCATGGTTTTGGTTAGGCGGCTCGCCATTTTAAACACGACTTCGCGGTTGCGCGGATTGAAAATCTCGTTGAACATTTCGCGCTGCGGCGGAAAGAAACCGAAATCGAATCGGCGCGTTGAACCGTGTTCGCCGGGCATTCGGATAAAGCGTTCGGCGAATTCGTCAGGGGGAAGTCGTTGCCAATGCGCGAATGACGCAAGCAGCAACTTGGCGACTGCTGACTGATACGCTGCGCGCGAAACGGGATCAGTCATATTTACCGTTGCCGTTTAAGCGTCCAGCCCAATCGCGGAGATTATCGAAAATCTCGTTTGTCACTTCTTCGCTCAGTTGCTTGTTGCGATTAGCTTTAATCGTCCCGGCAATTGCCTGGAATACTTCGTTGTCCACGGCGAGACAATCCGCAATCGGGATGCGGTCGCCGCGCTTGATCTCCATTTCGAGGTCGATTTCTTCCTTCCTTGCAACGGTCAGTTGCCGGACTGCTTCCGGCATCGCAATCTTTTCACCATCCGCGTCGGCTAAACCGATGTAAATTGCCTCTAAAGCAGTCGCAGAATCGTATTTGCCGCGCGAATCAGGCGTCAAGTTGGCGATCCGCTTCTTGATCGTGCCGGGATGTTTCCCCGTGGCCTGATTCAGCCAGTAGATGGAAACTTTCATCTGGATTGCATTTCATTTGGTTTCAGCCAACAGCATAAAGGTGGACTGTTATCTGGATATTGACAGCAGACAAAAAACCCGCGGACAAGATCGACCCAGGAAGGACCCAAAAAAGGCTTGACACCTAACGAGCGCGGTCATTACAATTCATTCTCTTTCCCAGATCGTGGTCCAATACCAGATCAGAAACAGATACAGGACTATGACGGCAGCGGCAGTCATACGCTGCGCCTTGCTCCATTAGCCACTACGTTGAGCCGTGCCTTGCAGTATGATCGGCCGGCAGCTTGATCCTTCATGTAGAACGAAGGCGTGAGCCCATTCGATTCGACAAACTTCTTTGCACCTTTGCTGATAGTAGCCCTACGCACGCCCAGTTCAGCAGCACGATCGGTCATACTCACACCCTCACAGCACTTGAGCCCAAGCCCATACGCAGCAGACCAGAAGGCTACACCCACGGAGCGCACGTTGCCCTCGCGTATCCCTGATTCAATGCGGTTGCCGAAGGCGTTAAGGATCTGGACGTAGCGCAGCCCGGCGTATG